TTGACAGTGCCGATGGCGTGGCCGTCTACGCCGCCGTGGGATTCGACGACGCTCCATTTGCTGTCGGAATCTGCGAGGTTGCTGCCGTTGAGTTTCAGCCAGATGTTTGCGTCTTCGATCTGGTTGTTTGCGTTGACCCATTGGACTGAGAACGTGATGGAGTAGACGCCCTGATACCCGAACGTGATTCGGCTGTTGCTGACAATGCTGACACCGTTGGAGTTCGGGTCGGTGTTGTTCAGCGTGATTGCGTAGCCGGTGTTGATCGCGGCTGCTGTCTGGTCTTGCGTTGACCAGAACGAGCCCCAGTAGCCGAGGGCTCCGCCAGCTCCTTGGCTTCCTTGTGAACCTTGGGCACCTTGCGCCCCTTGAGGGCCTTGGAAGCCTTGAGGCCCCTGAGTGCCTTGAGGACCCTGGACTCCTTGCGGGCCCTGCGTCCCTTGCGGGCCTTGTGCACCCTGAGGACCGATGTCCCCTTGCGGGCCTTGGGAACCTGTCGCGCCTTGGACCCCCTGAGGGCCCTGAGCGCCTTGGGCACCTTGGAAACCCTGGGGCCCTTGAGCACCTTGCGAGCCTGTCGCGCCTTGGGGGCCCTGCGTTCCCTGCGGTCCTTGGAACCCCTGCGGTCCTTGCGCTCCTTGGGGGCCGGGGACAGTTGACTGCGCCCCTTGTGCACCTTGGGCTCCCTGCGAACCTTGTGGGCCTTGCGGGCCTTGGGACCCTGTGGGCCCCGGAGGGCCGAACGAGCCCGTGGACGTAACGAGGATTTCGGGCTGCTCGACGATGACGACCCGTTCGTTCATCGCCCCGATTGCGCCTGGGGCGGCAATGATCGACTGGTCGATGATTGTGGCGGTGACGGGGGTTTCCGTGATGATTACGGAAATGGCTTCACTGGCCATTACGGCCTCGTGACGTCAGCGATGATTGGCTGGGTGATCCCTGAGATGATCGTCGTTTTGTTGCTGGCTGTGTCGGTCATCTGGACGTCGTAGTAGTACGACGTGTTGGATGTCAGGGTTGCTGCGTCGGCTGCGGCCAGTGTGGCGGTGAAAATGCCGTTGACGCCGCTGGTGATCGCACAGGTGAAGGCGACGGAGCCTGCCGCGTCCGGGCTGGTGCGCAGCTGCATGGCGAAACTGTAACCCGTGATATTGATCGGGTTCGTCCCGTCAGTCAGGGTGAACGTCAGGATCGTGGTGTCGCCACGGACAAGTGACAGTTCGGGACACAGTTTGCCGGGTGTAGGCATGATCCGAGATTATCAGATCAGGGAAATCGAAACGATGGGTGTCCCCGTAGCGATGACCTTGACGACTGCACCGTTGCCGCTCCACGGCAAATCAAACGCGTCGTAAGCAGACATGACGACGTAGCAGTCGTCGCCTTTGTCGGTCGGGGTGGCGGGGGTGCCGCCGGGCTGCGCGACGGCGAAGCTGACCGGCACGGTCGTCGAGTTGCTTTGGACGCGGATGGTTGTACCGACGCCCGAAAGGGTGATGGTGTCAACCTGGCCGCTGACGAGCGTGATGGTCTTTGTCGTGTTCGCGGTGTAGTTGGCCATTACTTGCCTTTCGTGTAGAGCGAGGTGTGGCGGTGGGTGCCGCCCTCAAGGTGTCCGACGTCCTTGATGATCGCCCAGTGGAGCTTGTCCGCGATTTCGCGGCGCTTGTCTTCTCGGTTCTTCTTTTGGATCGCTTCTAGAAGTTGACGGCCTTTCTGCCAGTCGCCTTCGATCAGCTTCAGGATGAGGCTGTGGTCGCATTTGTCGGATGTAGCCGCGATGTACGGCACGTTCATCCCATCGACCATCCAGACCTCAAACTTGTTCGTGAACGGATTGTGCATGAGGGACGCGCTCGGGTCTCCTCGCCAGCCGCTTTCGTCACCTTCCCGTATTCGGGTTGCGATGTCGTAGACGTCGGTGGTGATTTCTGCGAACTGCGTGTACTCGGGTGCGCCCCTCATGCTCCTCCTTCAGTTGGGGTGACGGCCCGGCGCGTGTGCGTTGCGCGCCGGGCCATCAGATTAGGCTCCGAACGCGATGAACGACACCGTGGCCGTTGAAAGGTCCGTTGTCGCAGTCACTTCGACCTGCGGAGCGCCGTCTGTGGTTGTGTCAACCCAGAACATCTTGATTTTGGGTGCTGTGGTCGAGGCGTTCCACGTTGGCATGTAGCCACCGTTGGGCGCGACGAACAGCGTGTCAAGACGCGTGAGGCCAAGGTCAACCAGCGAGATTGCCTCGCCACCGGTCGGGTACGAACTGTCGAACGTAACCGTACCGATGACGATCTTGCGGTTGCCAGGGACTTCCGGGCCAGTAGCGATGCTGACCGATGCCGCCATGTTAGATGCTCACCTCGGTGAGGTCCTTGATGACGAAGTGGGTGTTGCGCTGCTTGCAGGCAAGCTCCATGTAGCTGAACAGCGTCGCCTCGTATGCGTCGAGGTCGGGCTTACGGTTCATCACCGCGCCGTCCATGTCCATGAACTGCCAGCCTTCGCCAACCTGGTGGAGCACCAGCGAGTCGGTGTGGACACCGTACAGGCTGTTGCTCGGGCAGTCGAAGTCGCAGTAGAGCACCGTCGGACCCTCGTCGCCCTTGCCCGAAACGGACGGAGCGAAGTATTGGATTCCGGCGTAGCCGCCCTTGAGTTCGGTCTGCTCCATGTTGCGCTTCAGCGACAGGAGGAGGTTCGCCACGCTCATGTGGACACCTTCAGCCGAGACGAGAAGGTTGACCTTCTTGCCCGAGTTGGTGAGGCCCTTCATAATCGAGCCGGTGATGAGCGTCTCCGAGACGGCGCGGTTGGTGCCGCTGTTGGAGTTGACGTACGCCTTCCAGTTCGGCTGGCTCGACGGGTTGATCGTGTGCAGCACGGCCGAGTCAGACACGATGGTCTGCATACCCGTGAGTTCGATCTGGCCGTCGCCAGGTGCGCCGCTGTTGTTCGATGCGCCGCCTGCGCCCGTACGGAAGACGAAGTGGCTGGACGAGGTCGTGACGGCTGCGCCGCTGATGACCATCGTCTTGGCCGAGTTGTCAACCGAGGTGACGGTGCGTGCCGAGGCAACGGTCGTGGGCGATGCCACGGTGCCGATGTCAACGACCATGCCGCCGTCGTTGTACAGCTGGCGGAGAGCCGCCGAGCCGGTGTTGGAGGCGAGAACGACGGTCGTTGCCGACGACGTGGTGCCGCACTGTGCGATGACGCCGTTTGACTGGCCCCAAAGCTGACGGTTGACGTCCTTCATGGCGTCGTTGCGGATGCCCTGCATTTCGGCGTCAAGCGCGTCGATGAAGGCTCCACGGTCGGTGGTGGCCTGACGGATCGTCGGGCCGCTCAGCTGGATACGTCCGTAGACGTAGCGAACCGGGACCGGGACGGTGGCGTATGCCTGGTTTGCGGCGGTCGGGAGCGTGCCACCTTCAGCGCGAGCACCAACGCCGGACGAACGTCCGAGGTGGATAGCGTGGCGGGCGATACGGCCGACAACCGTGTCCTTGCGGGTCTCAACCTGCGAGGTGAGAAACAAGGCGTTGTTGAGCTGGTCGATGTAATCCTTGTAGTCGTCCTTGAGGATTGCATCCACCGTTGACAGACTTGCTGGCATTGTGTGGTTCCTTTTGTGAGAGTGGTTGAAAGGGAAAACGTTTCCGCGATCATTCCTTCGGCTTTGGCGTCCCGCCTCTGCCGCTCTCGGTTCCCCGAGGTAGAACTAGCGAATTGGTGCCGACAGCCTTCCAGCGGCCGGTGTATTCATTATTCAGTATTCGCCTAGTTCTGTCAACGAGTGTCAGAGACCGTGCTGGTTGAGGCGCGCCATTGCGCGTTCGCGTGGCGATGAGCCGGGGGCGACGATGCCTGCGGTGCCGTTGGGTGCGGCGGTCGGCATTGCTGCGCCTGCGGAACGGCGACGCTCAACGATGGCCTGTGCCTGTTGGAGGATCTGGTTCTCCATGTCGGCGTATGCGGCTTCAAGGCTGAGGTCTTCGCGGTTGGTCGCGGCGAGGATCACGGCGTGGGCGAACGGCGTTTCGGGCTCGAGCCCGAGGTTGCGGATCGTCTGGTCAATTTCGACCGTGTACTGCTCGATCTGCTGCTGCTCTTGGTATTGAGCGATCTGCTGTTGGACGAGCTGCTGAACGGCTTCAGGGGTGAGTCCTGCGGCCTGCCCCTGCGCGACGGCGTTGTTGACGACCTGCTGCTGGCCTTGGATGTATTGGCTGAAGTTGTCGCCTGCGAGACTGCGCGCGTTGTCAACCATCCAACGGATCGCGGATTCCTGGTCGCCCGAGGCCCATGCCTGCGCGAACTGCTGTACGGCCTGTGCGTCGTCGGGGTGCATCCCGTCAAAGACCTGCTTGATCGGCTTGTACCGTTCGCGTTCACGGATGCGGTCCTGCACTTCTGCGCGGTAACGCTCCTCCCAGTTGACGTCGCCTGCGGGGGCTTCGGTCGCGGGTGCTTCGGTGCTGATTTCGGCGCTGAAATCAAGGCTTTCTGCTGCCCCGATGTCTCCGATTTCGCTCATCCCATTCCTCCTGTGGGTAGTTGTGGCTGCGTCGGTGCCTCCGGCGCGGCCTGCTGCTGTCCAGCAACATTGTTAGAGAACCCCGGCTGGGCTCCGACGAGGGCTTCCGCCGCTTGTCCAGAGAGCCCGCCGCCGAGGGTCATGGCCTGCACCGCGTTGGGTTGCTGGCCTGCGTTCATGGCTGCTTGCGCGTCAAGTGCTGCTTGCGTGTCGCCCATCATCATTCTTTGGTGGGCCATGACGTGAAGATCAATAATTTCCTTGACGGCAGGGTCAGCAAGTTCATATGCCGGGGACTTTCGTTCCCGGTTGTGAATGTTGATATGGACGTCGTGAAGGTCAAAATCTTCTGGGACAACTGGGACGCCCTGCATAAGAAGGCCATTTTCCCATTGAGCCTTAGCAGCGTCAGGGTCAATCTGAGTGAGGTAGCCCTTGGGATCGGGGAGGTCGAGCATCCTCGCCAGAGCCAGCGGGTCAATGCCTTGGAAGGCTTGCGGGAAGCGGTCTGCAAGAGCTGTGAGGACAGACTGCGTAGCGAGTTTGCTGCGCGGAGTAGTCGCATCCAGCGGGACCACAACTTTCGGCTTTTCATCAATGTCGTCTGCTCCCCATGAGATGTCGAGCGGTTGCCCGTGTTCGTTGATTACGGTCATGCGGCGCTTGGTGCCCATCATGTCCGCGTTCATACGATACAGCATTAGCGTCATCATTGCAATATGAGCCCAGCCTTTGGCCTGGTCACGGGCCATCGGCCCGAGCGGGGTGTCGTCCTTTTCGGCGAGCAGCGACAGCGCCAGACCCGAGTTGCGGTCACCGGGGGCTTGGCCTCGACTGACGGAGTGGGTGTGGAAGATGTCGTCCAATTCCATCTCAAGCGCGGCAGCTTCGTTACTGATCCAACGCGGGACGTCAGGTGCGGTCTGCCAGTGCGGTTCGCCCAGCTCGGCGTTGTATTCCAGCGTGTCGCCGGGATCGGTGGTGACAATGTCGGCGTCGTCAATTGACCCCGACGGGATCATCAGGCGCGCGTTCGCGGCCTTACGCATGTGCTCCATGATGGTTGAGCGGGCACGGTTGTAGGCGTACTGGATGTCGCGCGCAGGGGTGAGCAGGGTGTGGCCGACCCAAGTGTTCGGGATCTTTTTCTGGCGGAACAGAACAAGGTTCAGGCTCTTGAACGGGTACGGCCAGACATCCTCTTGGAGGACGACCTTGCTGTTGACGACGTGAACGATGCAGCCGGGGGTTTCCATCGTCGGGCGCTCGTAGTAGACGTAGACCATCGTCGTCTTGGGCGGCTGGTTGCCAGGGCGACGCATCAGGATTGACCGTGCGCGCGACGTCATCATCGCTTCGGCGTCGGGCGTCGGCGTCCAATCAAGGTTGTAGCGTTCCTTGACCTGCTGGGGCGGCAGGCTGGTCGCCTTGATCCACCAGCGTGCATCGGCGGGGTCTTGGGTGCCGGGCTCAAGGGTGAATTCGTTGATGCCGAGCGGGGTGAGGCGTACGCCGCCGTCGGGGATCGAGATACCGCTCATGGGGTCAACGTAGAAGTCTTCGCCCATGTCGGGGTCCCATTCGACGCAGACTGCGGCCGCGCCGCCGAACAGGGTTTGGAGCATCGCCATTTCGCGGGTCTGTTCCCAGTCGCGCTGATGCTGTTCGCCGATCAAGAGTTGCTCTTGGAGGCGCTGCTTGCGCATCGAGGCGTCGTCGGTGCCTTGCGGCTGGACCTCAAAGGTCAGCTCCGAGCGGATCATGCGGGCCAGAAGCGATCCGACGCGGGGACCGTACTTGTCTACGGTGATCCGGCTGTCCTTCTCGGCTTCGGTGCGGTAGTCAAGGTCTTGGATCAGGTTGCGGGTCGAATCCCACCAAATCCACTGCTGCCCAAGGTAGTAGGAGCCGTTCAGCCAGTAGTCGCGGCGCTCCTTGACCAGATACGAGTCAGCGTCCAGCCAAAGGTTGAGCACCTTCGCTGGTTCAGGCGGCATCCAAGTCACGGACCTACTCCTTCATTCGGGTTTCGCCATGTATGGTACGTCTTTTCTTCTACGGTTTCAGTAGATGCCTTCTTCTTGCGTTGCGCCTTCTCAATGTTGACGAGGTCGCCTGCATGGCGGGCTATAACGCCGTACGTTATACGACGGTTTTCGTACACCAGATAGGCGGCGAGGGCCGTGTTGGCGACGGCGACGAGGGCGAGGTAGATCACTTTTTCGACTTCGGCTTGTCGGGGTCGGGGACGACGGTGAACGGCGTGACGTCAATCTGCGGGTCTACGGTGACCGTCGGGGCTGAGAGTGTGCGCATGGTTGTCAGCGCCTGCTCCAGTTCGGTGATCCTGTTCATGGCGAGGGTGTTCTTCTGGCTGAGTTGCTGGTTCAGGTTCTCGAGCAGTTCGTAGTTTTGCGCTGGTTTGACCTCGATGCCGCGCGATTCTTTGACCATCTGGGCAAGGTTGATGCAGCAGTCGGCGCAGATGTAGAGACGCCGGTTCGCTGACGGGTTCGGATCTTCGGGGCTGTTCGGCCAGTCCAGATCGACGTTTGTGTCCACGGTCGGCAGGTTGCTGGATCGGCAGAGAGTGCAGGACCCCGGCAGGTAGTGGTAGTGGTCTACAACGAGCATGTGTTACCTCCATCTGGGCCGACGGGCCTTGCCCTGTCGGTCTAGTTTTTCCATGAATTTCTGTACGCGGCCTTCGGCCCCTGCGGCGTATTGCTTGCGTTCCTTGCGTCCCAGTTCGTACGGCCTGCACCCTAGCAGATACCGTAAAGCGTCAACGGCGTGGTCTTCGTCGCGGCTATCTAGGTCTTCTGGGTTGGTTTGGTCGTGGCGCATCAGCGGGATGGTGCGAATCAGGTTTTCGCAGTTGCGGAAGATTTTCAGCTTGACGTCGCCATCTACCGGGTGGGGCATCAGGTAGCGGCGCATGTTCTGCCAGCCGCCGACGCGCTGGTTCTTTGCTTTCACAACGACGACGCCCTGGTTGTTGTATTGGCTGGCCACGGTGGTGCCCAGACCGGCGACGTTGGAGAACGTGGACGGGTCAATGACGGTCATGGAAATGCTTTCGGGGCGACCGTTCTCCAGGACGCTCAGTTTCTTGACGAGGCGCGCCTGTTCGGCAGTCGTCAGGTTCTTTTGGTACGCCTCGCGGTAGATGTACATCGTGTTGTCTGCCGGGTCAAGGGCCCCCCACAGGCAGCAGAACGGGTTCGCTGTACCGAAGTCAATACCCCTGAAACGGGTCCATGTTTCGGGGATGGCGAACGGTTCGACAACGTGGCGAGAGCGGTCAAACTCTTGGAAATACTGGCCCGTAAAGGTGTCCCAGTCGCCGAGGAGCTTTTGCCGGCGTTCGACCTCGGGGAGCATGGATAGGTGCTTGCGGTAGGTGGGGTCAATGAACGGGTTGTCAATGAC